CATAGTTTTTACCAAAACCGACAAATGAAATGGTAAAATCATAATTTTTATATTTCTTCAAATTAAAAATTGACTTGTAGTGACCTTTGAATTTATCCTTAAATCGATCAGTAATAAATAAAACATACTTTTCTTTATCTTCAGATGTTTCTCCAATAATTTTAGTTATTTTCTTAACAGTTTCACCAATATTAAAATCAATTGGATCTTGATATGAAGCAACTTCTTGAACACTTTCCCCACAATGTTTTGGTATTTTATTCAAAAAAAATAAAACCTCTTCATTGCTTTTTGATATTTTTTTAACAATTTGACTTTTGATTCCATCGATAATTCTTCGCCCTTTTTTATCATGAGCTATAGATAAATCAAAAACCAAAGCAATAAGCTTTGTTTTCCCAAAATCAAATGTTTCCATAAATTTTGCCTTAAGCTAAATTAATTCTTTCATATTGTACAAATCAAAATCTAAAAATTCTTGCCAAGACTTTTTAGCATAGCCAGTTTTATTGTGAACTTCATTAACCCAATCTAAAACATTATTCCATCCTTGTCCATAATTACCAAATATTTCCTCATCCTTTTCAATGTCTCGTAAAAACCAATAAACAGCTTTGCCAGCATGTGGAGTTTTCTGCGGATATTGATCACCACAATAACGAATTTCAACACCTTGTAATGTTAAACTGTCAATATGATTGACAATTCCAGCATAGCCAAGAGGAACAATAACATATTCTCCAATATCAACCAAATCACCTTTTTTCTTCATATTAGCTGCGAATTTATATGAATTGAAAAAATATGTGCATTCATCAGCAATAGAATTTCTTTTGACCATAATGCCACTAATTGGCAAATATTCATCTTTTTCAATTTTTCTTTTAGCAAAAAGACCTTTCCCCGCCGTCTTTATGGTTGATTCCTTGATGTAAAATCTATCGTCATTTTCTTCAAAAATAATCATTATAATTTTCCCTCTCTCACAGCATTATTGAATTCTTCAAGATTTATATCTCTTCCAATAAATTCTGAAAAACATTCAAGAAAATGATCTATCATAGATAAAACTATAGACTCAGATAATTCATTATGATTAGAAATAGTTGCTTTCGCTTGAACTAATGCATTAGGGTCTATACCCCAATCAAAAACCTCTCCATCAACAGAAACCATTGTGACTTCTTTTTGAAAATCTTCACTATAAATTTTCATTAATTCAATTTTTTTCATGATTTGCCAATTATAAAATATTATATAAAATTAATTATATCACTTCTATATGAGTGTAAATCATGAAAAATAATCCAACAAATCAAAAGGTATCAATGGAAATAAAAAATGTTAAGCAATTCATAAGCACACTTGAAAATATGTTGGTTTTTATGAATCGATTTCTTGAACAAGAAAATGCTTTGATCGCCGAACCAGAATCGAATGATGAAAAACTTCGAGAATTAACAGAACTGAGAATTTTATCAAAAACTGGCGCATGGCCCGAAGCAATTGATGAATCAGAAATTGTTGGAGACAATGATGAAGAAAAATTACACAAGGCAGCAGCAATATTAAACTCATTAGTCACAACTGACATAACAGATAAAAAAGTTTTAGATTTTGGCTGCGGAGAAGGCCATCTCTGTTATGTTGCTAATAATCTATTCGGAACTAAAAAAGTTGTTGGATATGATATTGAAGAAAAAAAATGGACCAATTTTAAAAAAGACCCCAATCTAATCTATACAACCAAATGGTCAGAAATTATAGAAAATGGTCCATATGACGTGATTGTGATAAATGATGTTTTAGATCATGCACAAGATTTTGAAAATTCACTCAAAAAAATAAATGAAATAAAATCAGAGGCTGGTCGAATATTCATCCGCTGCCATCCATGGACGAGCAGACATGGATGCCACACTCACACAACACTAAACAAAGCATTTATACATCTCGTTTTTACAGAAAATGAATTATACGAAATGGGAATAAAATCATTGAAAACACAAGCATTTCTAAATCCAATAAAAAGTTATAAAAAAATGTTTCAAAGCGTTGGCCTAACAATCATGCGTGAAAATATCATCAAACATGATGTGGAATTATTCTTCGCACATAACCCAAGAATTCTTCGCCGCATTAAAGAAAAATGGCAAAAAAGTGATGATCAAGATTTAGCAAACGGTAAGAAATTTCCAAGAGAAATAATGGAAATAGAATATGTAGATTTTACTTTGATGTGATTATATTCTCGGCAGCAAACCAATCTTCTCTGTCGTTTCCGGGCAAATTAAACGCCATTCTACGCCGATAAATGTTTTCAGCAATTCTATTGATTTGCGTACAATCAATATTTTTTCCTAATTTCAGCATAACTTCTTTGAAAGTCAGTCCTTGATCTTGGTATTCCTTAATCCGATAGATTTGATCCAAATTCATTCCTGCTGTCAAATCAGCCCAATCTCTTCCCAATATCCTGTCCCTAGCCTCAAAAGATGGATTGTCAAAATGCTTGACGAATTTGAAACGACTCGGTCTATTCTTCAAAGCATCATCAACCTTATCGATATCATTAACAGTCATAATGAAAACGACTTTATCATAAGTGTTATAAACGCCATCTAAACCATTAAGAATTATATCAAAAGTAAATTTAATATAATTCCTGTCATTACCCATAGTGCATTGTCTTTTATTAAAATAATTATCAAAATCTTCCATAAGAACTATGCATTTTGATGGAATGTTTGAAAACATAAACAAAAGGTCATGGTTGTTCCACTCTGGATTCAAAGTAAAAATCATAATTGGCAAATCATATTTCGTTGACAAATATTTGACTAAAGATGTTTTACCAGTTCCCGGCAAACCATGAAGAAGTGCGCTTGTCTTCATCCTCTTGCCAGCAAGCATTTCACCAACTTCATTGTCGAAGTCCCGCCATAAAACAGGATCTATCATTGGTTCATTCATTCTTATTTTCAGAGAACCAATCTTATCAGTTCCAAAAGGCAACAACAATCGAATTGGAACACCACTTATTTTGAAGCTGGCATCTTTCAAACCAACATTTAAAAAATTCTTGAATCTATTATAATCCCACCTTAAACAAGTGATCACCGTTAAATAGTCTTTGCTCTGCCAACCTGCTTGAAATAGACGCTCATTACGAGTCAAGAAAAAAAATGGAACTGACTTGGGCAAACAGAAAACAGAATAGAAAACAGGATATTGTGCTTCTGAAGTAAATTCCTCATACAAAACAAATTTATTTTCATCCTTAAAATAATCATAAAGAGTCTTGAACGTGTTACCGTCTACTCTCATTTCAATGAAAACAACATACTTACAGAAAGCCCATATTCCTAAAAAAGATGCAGCCAAAGTTAAAATAGTGGAAAACATCATGCTTTCTAAAACCCATGAAAATCATGGGACTCCAAAATCGCCCTCTTTCAAGGGCTACAAACCTAAGTTTTGCTCCCTGCGAGCAGTTCTTGCAGGAAGGCTTCACCCCAAATCTCGCCGTGAATGACCTGTATCATACAGCCTCTTCCAAATGCTTGATCGCCATATCGCAATACTCTTTGGAAATATCCATGCCGATGTATTGCCTGTTCATCTTTTTGCAAGCCAAAGCAGTCGTCCCCACACCCAAAAACGGATCAAGGACTACATCTTCAATGAAACTCCAACCCTCAATACAACGAAGTGGTAGTTCCATCGGAAACTGTGCGGGATGGCCCTTACTTCCGACGACTCCGTTGAACTCCCAAATCTGCCCCGACAACTGCATCCACCGTTCCTTGGTAATTTTGCTCTGCTCCTTCTTTTGTTTGTCAACCTTCTCGTACAAGCCGTTCTTTCGGAAATGCAGAATGTACTCTATCTCCGATGGGACATGGCAGTTCTTGGGATATGGATAAGTACCACAGAACCGAGCATTCGCACCAAACTGAGCGTTGTGGTTACTTGGCTTCTTCCAGATGATCGGATTGAGGTACTGACCGCCCAAAGCAATCATTTCACCGATGACAACCGTGTGATTGGGAACAACGTAAAAGTTTCCCCGCTCGCCAATCCTATGCTCGCCTTTCGCATCTTTGTTGGAAATGCCAACGTCACAGATGTTCACGAAGATGTTGCTGTTGGGCTTGATGACCCTGTACATCGCATGGCACATCTTCCTGAGCCATTGGTGGTAGTCGGCAAAATCCAGACTATCGTTGTACCCAGAATACGGCTTGCCGATGTTATACGGTGGGCTGGTAACTATCAGATCAATGCAGTTTTCTGGCATCGTCTGCATCAAATCCAAGCAGTCGCCGTGGATGATTTTGTTTAGAAAGTCCTCTGGGTACTTCATTCTTGTCCTTCCTTAATCCTTTCAGTTTGTCCTCTGTTGACGGACAAAATTCTGAAATGGGCCTCCTGAGACTTGAACTCAGAACCGAACGATTATGCTTACCACTACAACTTTCGTTGCCCCTTTCGGGTTTGTGGTCTGGACTATACCTTCCCTTTCGGGTCTGCCGTCTAGTCTCTACACCTTCCCGATTTCTCAGGCTTGGCTCGGTATTCCCATTTTACAGGGTTCACCGAATTTGACAGATTCTACTAATAGCTTCCACATAATTATATGAAAACAATTAGCAACCCTATAGAAGTCAACCATGCAAGATTTAACTTGTTTAGGTTGCCTTCCTTTCTAAGTCGTTTGCTCTAACCAGTTGAGCTAGAGGCCCTTAACAATTTAATAATACACATAATAAAAAAAAATACAAGAACAATCCCGTCAACGGAGGAAAATTTTTTTCAAGAATCAAATAAATTTTTAACAGAATTTAATTTGACTATGATTCTCACAAATTGGTCCATATGACTTCTTCATATTTTTTGTTACTGGCATTAGAAGTTTTTTGAAAAGTAGAAAACTCCAACCAGTTGGCTCCACTTTGTTCACACACAATTGTTTGTCCATGTCTTTCTTTGCACCACGAAGCAAGTTGTTCATAATTTATGTTATTGTTTCTGTATCGTTTACCAGCCTGTGAATATGGAGGATCAATAAACCAAGTGCATTTTTGGTTGAAATCTATTTCATCATAAGACTTATTTTTTACTTCCCAGTGTTTTATGCAATTAACTTGATTTGCAATCATATTTCTTTTGCGTTCCGTCCAATTACCGCCTCTTGACTTTGACAAAGGATAACGAGAAGAAGAAGTTTGAGATTCTGTTAGCCAAAAGCCAATTAAGAGCTTGGCTTCTGCTGCAATATTGCAATCAGAAACGGGATACTCTTTAGAAAACTGGTGACCATTATTGTCAAGAGGAAGACTTAGTATTTCCTCCTTTTTTACTTTAATTAAATAGTCCCATAGCTCAACTATTGGTTCGTAATTATCATATAAGATTATTTTTTTTTCTGGGTATAATAAAGAATATCCAGCAGCGCCAGCAAATGGCTCAATGACAATATCATATAATGGCTTTGGATAATGTTTTGCCATTCTATATTTTGAGCCAAAGTATGAAAAAAACGGATGCAACATCATGAAACCTCAATATGCATTTGAAACAGTCTAAAATTTAAGCTTGAACCAAGCTAATGGCACTGTTTTCACAGATTGCATTACCCCACTATTTGTGCTTTTCATTTCCCTACGAGGCTGTTTCAACAATTCATCGACCCTTGATGAATTTATAACAGCAGCCCTTTTATCTCCCATAATATCAACCACAAAAATAAAACCCTTATCTTTGCTTTTTCTTATAGTCAATTCATTAAGAAATATTCCACCATCATTAATTAAAAAATTAGTTTCCCAACCTTTACTAAAAAAGAAAGTCCTTCCTCTATGGTTAGGATATCCTTTCCGCCTTGCTTCAACTCTTTTTGGCTTACCTTCATATTCAATAAAACCATCTGTTTCACCATCATCGTCATCTTCTTGTAATTTAACTACCTTAGCTTTGATTTTTTCTGCAAAGTCTGTAATTAATCGTCTTTCAGCAATCTTTTCTTCAATAGGCTGAAATGCCATATCACAATCTCCTTCCTTCCTATCTGTCAACGTGAGACATATTCACCTAGCAATCATAGACGAAAAACACAAAAATCCAATCACTTTTTGACAGAACTAAAAAACCCCTTGGTCTTGGTCTTGACAGCCTTGATTTCTACAGGAGGCACAATCTGATCATTAAGCCATTTTTCTACAAGATCTGCGTCTGGACCTTGTACAAATGTTCGATCCTGACCACCTGTTTTTGTAGAATAAAAGGTGGCTACCTTAGTGTTGCCTTCAACCTTAAATTCAACTCGCACAATATGAGACATGTTAACCCATTGATTCGACAATTTCAACCACATATAAAAACTGCTTTCCCGTCCGTCAACAGAGGACGAATTTCTTTGAAAAAAAATAAAAATTAACGAACAAATCAATTGTAGTCAAAATAAGAATTTAATCAAGCAACATCTTCTGCAACAAGAAAATGAACCCAAGATTCAGCCCTTGATTCATCCAAATGCAAGTTAGACAAAGGTTTTTTGGGTTCGCAAAGAAGCTTCATACCAGCTTGCTTTGGCGTTCTGCCAGCTTTTTGGGAATTACAGTCAACACAAGCAACAACAATGTTTTCCCAATTAGTTTTGCCGCCCTGACAACGAGGGACAATATGATCCAAGGATAATTCATCGTTCTTTTTTTTCTCGCCACAATATTGGCAAGTACTATTGTCTCTTCGATAAATACTTCTTCTGTTAAACTGCGCCTTAGTACATGGAACTTTATCATATTTTGTGTATAATATAACCTCTGGAACCTTATAGGACGCACTTACAGTCCTAATTTTTAACTCGTCATCATCTGGCATGATCTGTGACCACTCATGCCATTCAAACATCATAAAATCATTGCTAGGATCAATAATTTTTGCTTTTGGTGTTCCATCATCATATGTCGAAAAAACCTTGCTAAGGGCCTTCTCAAGAGTAATAATCGCAATAGCACGCCATGATTTGTTAAGGACAAGAACTTTTCTCTCGGCCAACACAAGCACCTCCGCTTAATCTATCTAAGACATTGAAGGCGAACTATTTTTATATGTTTGATGCCTACAGAAATATTTTTCCCAAAAACACTATTCTTCATCATTTTCAAGATCATTATTCTCAGACGATGTGCTGCTGTTGAAAGATTCCTTGAAAATAGTCGCTTGAAGCTCTCGAACAAGCTTCAAAGCCTCATCACGCTGAAAACCAGCGTTTACCAAATCCTTATGATAAGAATAAAGAAAATTGGCAAAGATATTGAGAAATGCTCCAACTTGTTCAAATGCGGCAATGGTGCGAATATGTTTATCATTCATAATGTTTTCCCCTTAATTCAATTATTAAGGAATTAAAAATTAAAGTCAAATAGGTGGCAGGTTTGAATACTCAGGACTTATACATTTGATCTTAGTCACAAGCCTTAAAAATCCCTTATATGGCACTTCTTTACCGAGAACATTATGATCTAATGGTTTTTTAGATTTGCCGGGAAGAACATTTATGTTCCACGGCTCACCTTCACCATTATTTATTTTATCGCCATATTGCTTATGTCCGGGTAGATGTGTGATGTCCCAAGGAGCTCCATCTCCATTACACCATAATCTCTCATCCTGCGATACATATAGAATGGCATCAGCAGCTTGAGGAAGATAGTGAGCAGGAGGATAATTACCCAGCCCACCATAAGAAAGTGGGTAAAGCAAAGACTTCAATGCCGTGCGGCTATTACCTTCTTTAAGCAAAACAAATTCATCAAAAGAACATAGTCTTTCCATGAACTTATATATAAACACATAATATATAATTCAAAGCAAAATCGTTGCATATTCAAGAAGTTAATCTTTAGCTATTGGGAAATTAAATATTCTTCCTGTAAAGAAAATCAAAAAAATCATACCTGTGCTTTGCCAATAATTTATTTCCTTGCAACAAGTCAAAACTTCAACACAAATATTATTCCAAGCATATTGAAAAGGGAAAGCCATAATACAGGCCATGCAAAAAACAGCAGTAATGCCAATTACAAAAGATCCTGCTGGAGTAAGAATCTTTTCAATCTTATCGTCTTCATCCATGTCTTTTTTCATCGTGCCACCAAAATGGGTTGGTAATTCAAATCAATTTGATTCTAAAACTTTTGAATCGTTAATGCAAGGCAAGAAAAGCAGAAATAATTTTTAATTTTTACTAATTGTTTCTCAGTTGGATATATAATTGTAACAAAACAATTAAGATACAGGATTATCATGCCAACATGCAAGAAGTGTCAAGCTAATTTCCCCAATCGCATCAAAATAGATGGTAAAGAAAAAAATCTCGGCAACAGAAGTTATTGTCTTGATTGCTCGCCATATGGGGAACACAATACCAAAAAATTAGAAACAGGAAAAGCAAAGCAAATAATAGAAAATAATGAAATAAAAAGAAAATGTATTAAATGTAATGAATATAAATGTGTCAATTATTTTCACAAGATAAAGGGAAAAAGAAAATATTATTCTTATTGCAAGGTTTGTTTGTATGAAATACAAAAAAATAGATGGTTAGATCGTAAAATGGAAGCAATAAAATTAATGGGAGGAAAGTGTGTTATTTGTGGATATTGCAAAAACTATGCGGCAATGGAATTTCACCATTTAGATCCATCAGTTAAAGAAATGACATGGGTAAAAGCAAGAGAAATGAAGTGGAATAAAACTATTGAAGAACTTAAAAAATGTGTTCTTCTTTGTGCCAATTGTCATCGAGAAACACACAATCCAGATGCATCATTGATACAGACAAGAGAAGCCAACCCATTGTTAACTAATACTTTGAAACCAACAGGAAAATGTCCAAATTGTCAAACTGATGTCTACAACACGAAACATTGCTCTGTTCAATGTGCTGCTGCAAGTAAAAGAAAAGTTGATCGTCCAACAAGAGATGAATTAAAAAAACTTTTAGAAAAACACAATTTTTCACAATTGGGAATAATGTTTGGAGTTACTGATAGTTCCATAAGAAAATGGGTTAAATTTTATGATCTAAAATAATACCGCTGGCGGGAGTCGAACCCACATGGCTTTCGCCGTTGCTTTAGAAGAGCAATCCAGTTCCATTTCTGGGTCAGCGGCAATACATTCAATTTTACAAAGAAGTGTTGGCCATGTCAATTGAATGTGGTTATAATTTTTCATGAAAGCCTCTACTCTCCATAAATGTGTTTGCCTCATGTTAGAAGATTGGGGAGAGGACAAAAGCCGCACTGGTTTTCACTATGCGTTTGCAATAAGAAAAAATAGAATCATGGAAATGGGGAAGAACAATCCCGTCATGATGTCAGCGAAAGCAT